TCTTGCAGTCCCATCCTCTTTGCCCTCACGGCAACCCTATCACAAGAAGTCATTGTAGGAATATCGTATTTTCGACGGTAGTAGGATACTCCAACACCTGATAGTCCAAACTCTTTCCCAATATCCTCGTCAGACTTCATCTCATTCGCATAGAGATTCCGCAATACATCAGCAGTTAGTCCGTGTCCCTTATGAGTCTTTTTTTCTGTATTCATAAGTGGTACTATGTCAAAGAAAGAGATATACATCAAGTGGTATTTTACCGAAGAATTAAAATATATTTGAGAGAAAAGAAGTCCTGAATTTCTCGGGGCCTGCAAAGCAAAAGGATTGCGTCAAATCCACATAAAAGAAAACGACCCTCTGGACTTTTACATCCAGAGGGTCGTAAATCTTTCTCTACCAACGTGCTTTACACGTTAGTAATGTCAGACTATTGCTATACGCGAGTAATTGATAAAGTCTGCAAGGCGAAGGGGTTATACGCCCCGATGCCCAGTTGCTCGAAGATGCTGAACCCGATGAGCCGGTTCTTGGGGTCATCCGCCGACAGAACCGTCAATTCGGTTCTGACAGGAATACGCCCGAAGAATTCGGCCTCGCCGCAGACGTACACGGTGCCTTCCGGCACGATACGGCTGACGATGAGCTTGGCACCCCAGAGGGTCGCCATCAAACCGGTCTTCAGCAACACAGCCTGCGTCTCGATGTCCAACGTGTCCCGGTCCCATTTACGAAGGTCTGCATAGTCCTTCGCATTCAGGAACACTGAGGCAACGCGAATATCGGTACGTTCAACATTGGCGAATGCGTCCGCCAGAGCGTTGGCCGTCAAGTTGCCCGTCACCGGAATCGCCGGATTCGGATTGGTCGGATCGGCAGCAAGAGCATCCATAACCGCGAAAACCTTACGGTCTTCCTCGGCCTGAATCTCAGCCTTCGCCAAATCAACCGAACGTTCAATCAGGTCGAACCGACGCTGCTTGATTTCGGTCAACTGGATTTCCGGGTTCGATGCAATCTCGAACAACGGGAAGAGCACTCTCTTCGGCTTCGCCACTGCCACGATGTTTTCGCCTTCCTCGCCGATGACATAGGCCGTAATGTTCGGGTCTTTGTCATAGATTGGGAGTGCGCCATCAGGAAGAGCTTCGACGTAGAACGCCTTGCGCCCGACCGATGTGTAATCACGCCGCCTGCGGAGCGGCTGAATCATACTCGCGGCCAAACGCTGACGCCCTGCGGCGGTGCGAATGTGGCGAGAAATGATTTCCTGCTTGGTCTGGTTGTCCATTGGCATGCTTTCAACCCTCATTTCTTTGACTGAACCATCGCTTTGCGATGCCCTCAGTTATGTTTGTTTGATGCGTGTCCACCTCAGATACGCATATCAAGACCGAGCGTCGGGCTTGCCGTTACCGGTGCCTTGGTGCAAATACCAACCACCGTCTTCGGGGCCGCTTCGTTCGATGCTTCGTTTGTGAGAAGTCCCTGTGCCGAGCTGTAGAGCAGATCGCCAACCGCATAAGCCAAGTCAAGAGTATTGATGACGTTACGAGTCTCGTAAACATCCACCTCAACCGATGCCAAGCACTTCATGACGGCAATCTTGCCACTCGCCACTGCCGGACTGTTTTCAAACGCTGCGCCTGCCGCATCGTTCACAAACAGACCCACCGGACGCAGAACGTCCGTGCAGGGAACCACTGTGTAGTCCACGCCAGCACTAATGCCAGCAACCGAACCACCCAGCACGCCACGGGGCGTATTCACGCTCAACGTCGTGTTTCCGCCGACTGTTGCGCCGTAGTTCTGCTTTGTGTAGCAGACATCGGCCAACACCGGAATCGAGTTGAGCATTCCGCGAATCAGAATTGTAAGACTCATTTTGAGTCCTCCTACCGTTTGTTGTTTCCGGCTTACTTGAAGAGCTGACTCACATCGGGAGCCGAATCCCAAATGGAGCTGATGTCAACCGGGGCCGCATCCTCTGCGGCAACCTTCGGCTGGCCACCAAGCTTCTTAATACCAGCTTTCTTGGAAGAAGCGGCTTTCGGCTGCTCTTCCTGCTTCGCCGTCAAACCATCGTCAAACAGCGATGCGAGCTGCGCGTCAGCTTCGGGGTCGGGCTCAACTTCTTCATCGGCTGCGCTTGTCAGCTCGATGTCCATTTCGTTGGGACCAGCCACCTTGGCTTCCTTTTTCTCGTCCTTCTCTTCCTCGTCATCATCCTCGTCGGCCTTCTTGGACTTGTCTTCGTCCTTCTCTTCCTCGTCATCATCCTCGTCGGCCTTCTTGTCCTTCTTGGACTCCTCAATCTTTTCCTTGATGAACTCCGGCATTTCCTTCTTGTCCTCGGACTTCTTGGACTTGGCTTCCTTCTTCTCTTCCTTCTTGTCTTCGGCTTCGTCCTCATCATCGGACTTCTTGGACTTGGCTTCCTTCTTCTCTTCGGCTTCGTCCTCATCGTCGGACTTCTTGGACTTGGCTTCCTTCTTCTCTTCCTTCTTGTCCTCAGCCTTGTCCTCGGCCTTCTTCTCTTCCTTCTTCTCGTCGGCCTTGTCCTCGGCCTTCTTCTCGTCGGCCTTGTCCGGAGCCTTCACCGGAGCAGGGACTTCGGACGCCTTGTCCGCAAGTTCCTTGGAAGCCTTCTTGTCTTCCTTTTTCTCGTCCTCATCCTCGTCGTCGTCTTCGGCATACAAAGCCTGAGATTTGGCAAAACGATCAAGGGTTCGATCCATTGCTTCCTGACTCAAGGACATGAAATCACGGGCCTGCGCCTCAATGACATCATCATCCACTTTTTCGCCCAGAAGCAGAACGGCAACACGAACGGCCTTGTTTGCTGCCACACGAACACTCGCCACGGTCGGAGGATTCGCTTCAGGAATGCCAAAACCAATATCGTCACGGGAATCGTCTTTCCATTCATGACGCATATCCGGCAACTCATGATTCACGGTCTGCTCGAATGTGTGATACTGTTCCCAATCCGGGTCACGCCGATCAGGCTGATTGACATTACCGGGATATGGAACGCTCATGTCGGCACTCTGACGCCTGTGAGTAAGTCTTACTCTGCTCATGTTACTTCTTGCCTCCGTTAATGCGGGCGTCGATGGCATCCGCAATCTTATCAAGACGGTATGCCAACTCTCGACGACCATGTTTTTCAAGATATTCAGCCACCTTGTCGAGCCGAGCCGAAGCACTCTTCAGCCGAGCCACGACTTCAGAAGCCACCTGTTTCCGACCAACCTGACGACCTAATGCCACCATTGACTCCGCACTGGCCAATTCCTCGCCGTGCTCTTCGCCTTCAACTTCCTTAAAGCGGTCTTGAGTAATTTCTTCCTCAATACCACTCGGGTCTTTCAAGCTGGCATTAACACAATCATCGTCGTCATCGTCGTCATCATCATCAGACGCCAAAAGGTCATCCGTTGCTGGTTCGGCAACTCCGCCATCTCCGGGGATAACATTGTCGTCATCCATATACATGCCGTCGTCCATATAACCACCCAGTTTCTTTTCCAGACGGTTAATTTCAGCGACAAGGCTATCACGGATATTGCCCCGAGAAGCGGCTGTCCCCAGCTTCTTCTCAAGAGCAGCAACCCTCTCTTGCAGACTTTCCAAGCTCATGTAGTTTCTCCTGTTTTCTTTTGCCTGAAAGTTTCAGACAAACACGATGTCTACACCCTATGACAAAAATATCAAAAAATTATTACAGGGTGTTTCCCAGCCTTGGCTCCTGCCAAAACTGGTGTTTTCCTAGTCATTCAGCAGCATTTTGGCGAACTTCACAAGTTTGCTCGCCACGTTCATGCGCTCTTCCTCTGTAATCGGCCAATTGGCATTCGCCTTAGCGTTTTGATCGCCATTGTCCTTGAGTTCCACTCCGACATCACGCTGGGAGACCACTTCCTTCTCCTTTTTGGCGATATCGTCAGCTTCGGAAGTCAGACCGGCATCATCCGCCGCTTCCATCTTCCTCTCAAGCGACTGAATTTCCGCAAGGACTTCGGCAGCCTCACGGTCATGTCCTGTCAACCTATCTCTGCTCATTGTATTACTCCTTTTGTTTGTGAACTTTTTGAACCGCTATGACTCAAACATCTTCACACTAACTTTCGTGAAATTGCTTCCAAATTTCTTACCACTACTATCTGTAAATTTGACCTCACCACTATCGAGAAATTCTTTCAAATTCTCTACAAGAGCATTTACAGATTCCTTGTTCAGCTTCAAACCAACTGGCGCAGTTAATTCAACCACACCCTCAATTTTGAATCTTCTTTTTTCTTCTTTTTCATCCGTAATACTGGATGCGATTCTTACCAG